GCTACTTCCCGCGTCATCCTCTTTAGGAGACAATGGTACGTATGCCTATGACGATGTAAGTAATCGTGGATTCGCCCTTAGATGCTCCAATACGGCGGGTAACTTCACGGGCGGCGATGCTTCGAACACCTTAGAAGTCACCGTGTTTTATTCCATAGTAGACCTGTAACCCTACACTCCCTTGGCCCTGCTCTAAGTGGGGCCCTCCTTTCAACTAAAAAAAAGGGTAAGCACCCCTTACAAATAAAAATGGAAAAGCCGCAACTACAAACCTTCGTCTCGATTCTCTTTACGGGCCTTTCGTGGATTTCCTTGCAGAATATGCAGGTACTGGCCGCTATTGTAGCCTCCATTGTAGCCGCCCTATCCGGAACGCTGGCGGGGGTGAACTGGTGGTACTCGATTCAGGAAAAGCGTAAAAACTTAAAATCAAAATGAAAAAGATTCTGGAAACCTTCTCAAAAACCGAAGTAAGAAACATCATTGCCCTGACCTATATCCTACTATGTCTGGGGTATATCTACATTTTGGCCTTTGTGAAAGTACCCCCGGAAAACAAGGACTTGGTGAACGTGCTGGGGGGTAGTGTGATCGGGGGGCTGGGATTGATACTGGCGTACTTCTTTGGCTCTTCCAAGGGCGATAGTAAAACCTCTTAGTATGAAAAAAGACAAATACCGCTACGATGCATGGATTTTGGTGAGCCTCTGGCTGTTGGCCGTGCTGTCGGTCTTATGCTTTTCCTGCGCTTCTTCAAAAGTAAAAAGCAGCAGTCAAGTTTTACTTGATAGTACCCACTTAAAAGCAGAACACTCCGATAGCGCAGGGGTTAAAGAGTCAACACAGGTAAAAAAAGCAGATAGCCAAGAAGATAATACCATCGTCATTGACTTTGGCGATACGGGTATTTATAAACCCAATCCCGATTCCGGTTTTCAGGATGGAGGGATTTACGTCAGCCCTTCGGAGTACTTCACCCTATCCAGTACAGGCGAAATCCGGGCCTCTAAAGTGCCCACAAAGGTAATTATTAAAAACTTAAGACAGGCCAAAATAAGCGATTCTATAGCCTTAAAAGATGCCATATCAGAGAACCATTCGAAGATTGAAGTCTCAGAGGTGCAAAAAGAGGAAAAGAAAGTAGAGAAGGCCAAGTATGCCTTTAACCTGCTATGGCTCCTTTGGCTCTTGGTAATCCCTGTAGGGGCGTGGATTTACAAGAATAGATGGAAGATATACCAACGCTTAAAAATGATTGTGGTAAAGCTCCTTACGGGCCTTTGACCCCGTAAAGCCGCCACTCCTATGAACCACCAAAGCCCCAACCCTAAGAAATTATCCGTACCCATTTTCTTTTATCACTTGAAAAACCAAAGGAAATGGACCTAAAACACACCTGTACCGAAATCGTAAACGCTGTCTTTGACCTCTCCAAAGTACCCGGAGAGACAAGGCTAAAAGTACGGGAGCAAGCCGTAGATGCAGCAATGGACTGCTTTATAAAGATGCAGATAGTAAGTAGGCTGACCGAGCAGAATCTAAAGATATTGGAACTCTTAGGCGAGGGGGACAGCGCCAAGCGGATCGCGGGCAAGGTGCATTTGAGCAAAAGAACCGTAGAATATCATTTTGGCGCCTTGCAGCGGTTATTTAATTGTAAAAACAATGTGCAACTGGTCAAACGGGCCACCGACTATAAAATCATTTAAAACCTCCTTATGATTACCAGCCAGCAGTTTTTAGACAGCGCCCAAAGTTTAGGTGTGGACGTAGCCACCCTAAAAGCCGTGGCTGAAGTAGAATCGGGTGGTAGTGGGTTTTTATCATCGGGTGAACCCGTAATCCTTTTTGAACCCCACATCTTTTGGCGGGAACTTAAAAACCGGCAAATCGACCCGCATCAATTCGTGCATGGCAACGAAGATATTCTCTACGAGCATTGGGGCGAACGACCCTATCAACCAGCTTCCAAACAGCACGCACTTTTAGAACGGGCCTGTCAGATTCACCGGGAAGACGCCCTATGTTCAGCCTCCTGGGGACGATTTCAGATCATGGGCTTTAACTATAGGCTGTGTGGGTGTAAAACCCTTCAGGAGTTTATCAACGCGATCTATAAAGACGAAGGCGAACACCTGCGGCTGTTCTGCAACTTCATTAAGACAAAAGGACTGGTGGACGAACTGAGGCGCAAGGACTGGCGGGGCTTTGCCTATGGGTATAACGGGGCCAGCTATGAGAAGAACCGCTATCACTTAAAACTCAATACCGCCTACCTAAAATACAAAGCTTCAACTAACTAACTAAATCCTTATGAGTTTAAAAACCCAAACCGCTAAACAGTATCGTGCCCGTTACCCCGAGAAGCCTACATTGGCCCTAGCAAGGGTCATGTATAAGGAAAACCGCCTGCTGTTTAAAGACATAGAAAACGCCCGTTCCGTCCTTCGTTACATCGAGGGGAAGGCAGGGGCGCTGAGAAGAAAATCCGTCAAGGACAGTGAGTTTTTACGCTCTGACCCACGCCCTTACAATCCCTACCACCTGCCCGCCTCAGACGAGGCTTGCTACGAGCCGGTGATTTTAAGTAAATACAAGACCATTGGCCTTTTAAACGATTTGCACGCTCCCTACCATAACATCGAAGCCCTTAGTGCCGCCATCTCGGAACTAAAACGGCAAAAAGTGGACTGTGTGATCGTAACCGAGATGTTTGATTTTCACGGGGGCTCCAAATACCTAAAAGACCCCCGCAAGCGCAAGCTGTGGGAGGAACTGGAAATCGGTTGTGAGATCTTTCGCATCATTTACCGGGAATTAAAATGCCCCATCTATTTTAAGTTGGGCAACCACGATGAACGCTGGATGCACTATTTGTGGCAGAAGCTGGGGGAGTTTGAGCAACTCCAGGATTTGGAAGAGATCAAAAGCCTCGACTTCCATAAGGTATTACAGGCCCGGCTAAAAGGGGTGCCCATCACCATCGTAGACGACAAGCGCATTATCAAGGTGCGCAATTTAAACGTGATCCACGGCCATGAATTCGGGGGCTCCATCTTTTCACCGGTCAATATCGCCCGGGGGTTTTATTTACGGGCCAAGGCCAACACGATCGGCGGCCACCACCATAGAAGCTCAGAGCATACCGAGCAGAACATCAACGGCGAGATCACCACCACCTGGTCGACCGGCTGCCTTTGTGAACTGCATCCGGCATATCTACCAATCAATTCCTGGAACCACGGCTTTGCCATCATCACCGTAGAGGGCAAGGGCTTCCATGTCCAAAATAAAAGGATCATCAAAGGGAAAATCTACTAACATGAATATCCTTACAAAAATCGAAGAACTCTATGAAGAGGGAACCAGAACGAGAGAAGAACGAAGAAAACCCTTCCCAGACCCAAAGCTACCCAACTTCTTTGACGCACTGGACGGATGCACAGATTCGGGAGATGATTCAGAAAAAGGAAAGGGAACTGAAGCTACTGTACCAGGAATCCAGAAGGAGGGTGTATAAATTATGAGCCCAGCTAAGAATATCTATTGGACTTTACTTGCGTCGCACTCGTGTACGGCTGTCACGCTATGGGGCACTAATTCAACCACACTAAAATACAGGTTGTTTTTCTGTTCCTATATAATTCAGGAGGGTTGGCAACGCTTGAAGCTAATTCATAAGAAAGTCGTTGGGTGCAAAGTGGGTTTTCCTTTGCTGCTGTATAGACAGGTAAATGGTTTTCGTAAAAATAAACATCTAAGTATTTACAAAGAATTAGTTTATCCATAAAGTGAAGATACAAAATGCCGAGTAGAATTACAAGACGTACAAGGGAGTGACACAAGTAAAGCCGAATAGTAGTACAACAGCTCAGTACCTCCTAAAAAGGCGAATATTTTAAAGATTCGACTAAAGAGGCGAATGGACACAGTACCCCTTAAAAACCGTGGCCTATGAAGCCCAAAAAGAACTATGACCTCTGTGATGGTGTGTTAAAGGACGGCAGTCGCTGCCCCCTGACCAATTACTGTGAACGCTTTCGGGGGGAGCTGGATAAAACCAAAACCAATCATCTGGCGTGGGGACCGTACCACCCCCTGAAAAACACCTGTGGACACCAAATCCCCTTTGAAGGATGGCAAGACTACGCAAAATAAAAGTGGTGTATAAAAAGCTATTGCGCGAAAAGTCGTGGGGCATCGCCTATGATGACTATATCGAGATTGACCCCCGGCTTAGGGGTAAAAAGCACCTGGAAATCATGCTACACGAACTGCTGCACGTGGTCTGCCCCGAACTAAGTGAAGAACAGGTCATTCGAAAATCAGTGCTGATGGCCAATACCCTGTGGGGGGATGGGTACAGGCGGTGCGACCATGACGAATCCCAACCGCTTCAGGATGGCAGTACTTAAAATCTCTTTTTCTCATGCAGTTGGTTACGCCTCCCTATGTCTATAGGTGGGGCTTTTTTTTTGGATAATAAACAGGGTTGGTTTATTATATACTCTTTGGTTTAGTGTCACTCCATTCGAGGTCCAAATCTATACGCAGCGAGGCTTTTTAGTGGATAAGTACTAAAAGATCGTTGATAAGTTTATTAGTAAAAACTTGACAAAGGCTTTAGCAAATCGTAGTTTTACGATCAGACGATAAACCGATTTTGTAAAGTAACGGGTACAGATTCGGGCTATTGTTTTATCTTCGTAAGAAGGCATTACAGCCAGCCCAATTTCATTGACCCGTTACAGTGAGTTGGGCTTTTTCTTTGAAACAGAACTTACCACGCTATCCATAAGAACAGCGCCCCAGGGTAAGGCTTTAATAAACATGGGCAGAAACCACAGTGCGGCGATAGTAGCGTTTTAGCACATAAATGCGAGTGAATTACGCCTTAAATACTTGGAGGTAGCCTGCTTGGTAGTACGCCCTTGTTTTTCCTGTGTGTTAAGCTATTAACTCCCTCAATCCCTCGTCTGTGGTTTTAAACGATTTTACCCACGCCGTCCACTTCCACGCCGGTCAATAAAAGTTTTCGCTCATTATTTCTTAGTAGGACACAAGTTTTCGCCTTCACCGGACTTTCTTTGTCCTATGAAAAACAGCAAGTACCCAGTGTATGCAATGTCTTAACGGTGACAACATACGACCTGCACCTTCAAAACTTTTTTCTTGCTGGCCTTTGGGATAGAGGATGAAATAATGGGATAGTCTGTATAGGAAGCTAACGAAGATACAGTCACCTCCTGTTTTGGTGCAGGGATATAAACCGTTGTCCTCTCTATTTTTTACTTTAACTAATTTTACCAAAATCTCACCCTTATCTTAGCGATGTGTACAGAAGAGTTGTTGTACCAAATCAGAACCAACTTTCATAAATAATGTATAACTAATTGATTTTAAACGCTAAAACGGGGTAGTGTCGAGAAAAAACAAATCTGCTCGGTACCTCAAAGACCATTTTTCAAAACCTCCGCTTGTCGGGGGTTTTTGCTTAAAACCACGACTGGTAAAGGTTTTCGCAGAAATGGTAAAGTTTAATAAAGTCAGAGAAAGTTAGAAATACCTTTTATTTGTTGTACCAAATCGTGTACCATGCAAAAGAATACCATCACCTTACTTCTCAAAAAAAACAAGAAAAACAAAAAAGGAGAGATGCCCATTTACCTGCGGGTCACCATTGACCGGCAAAGTGTGTTTACCTCGACCGGCCACTACATCAACCCCAAATATTGGGACCCGAAAGCGCAATTGGTAAGAGAGGCACACTGGCTGCATGAGCAAATCAACCTGGATATTGCAGGCCTGAAAAAACAAGCTCTGGAAAACATCATTGATGCCGGGGTGAAAAAGAGATCCATTTCAGCCATTGAGGTTAAAGAGCAATCATTAGAGAAACTACACGACATTTTTGAGTTTGCAGAAAAAGTAATTAAGGAACTCACCGGCAAGCGCACTGAAGGCACTTTCAAAAACTGGCGGAAGCACTTAAAAAAGCTAAAGCTCTATCTCAATCCATATGCAGGGGAAGAGGACGTTGTAAGGCTTTCCTTCGAACAAATCACGCCTGATTTTTTAACCGACTTTGAATACTACCTAAGAAATAAGGGAGTGAAGCATAGACAGGGGAAGGACACCAATAACTATGTCTTTGCCATCATGAAAACCATCAGGGGATTGTTTAACTACGCAAGAAATAAAAAGAAACTTTCGATTCCTTACCCGTTCTCAGATTATGAGATGCCGGAGCAAACCCACGGCAATAAGGATCATTTATCGCTTGCGGAGCTAGATAAATGGGAGCAGTACGCTAAGACAGTTACAAATCCCCTAAAAAAACAGGCAGCCATTTATTTTCTTTTTGGTTGCTATACGGGGCTAAGGATTTCAGACTGGTATCGCTTCGATATAAAAAAACGGGTGCATAAGGACTATATTAATATCCGGGCCAAGAAAAACGGCCAGTGGGTATCCACGCCGCACCATGCTAGGCTACTTAGGACCATAGAACTAATGAAGCAAACCCCGCTGACAGAGCCGGAACCAACGTTAAATAAGACCTTTAAAACAGTAGCCAGGGAAGCCGGCATAGATAAATATCTGTCCTCGCATTGTGGAAGAAAATCATTTGCCGTAACGATTTGCCTGGAAAGGGGCATCAGCTCGGAAACGGCAGCGGAGTTAATGGGCATTACCCTTGCGGTATTTGTGAAGAGTTATTCCAAAGTTACCCCTCAAAAAATCAAAGCGGAAACGTCAGCCGCCTGGAAAGATTTATAATTTTTCCAGGGGACAGGGGTATTTCCCTTTCTCGCTTACGTACAACTACTTAGTAATAAATGTAAAATTTCGGAAAAGGCCACTTACTGTAAGGAAATTTCGCATATATTGCGATAAGTAAAATATTCGTACTCCAATCGTATTGCTTCACACAAATCTTGGGAAATTTGTAGCACAGAAGCAGTGCATTGGGTGGCGGCCCGTAGTGGCGCGCTCATCCTTTGCTTCTGTGCGGCTTCCCAAGAGCCTGTGTGAGGTAAAGGCTCTGAGTTGCGCCATATTTTTTACTTCCCCCTAACCATTGCGTAACTTTTTTCCCCAACCTTTTAAACTAACTGATCATGCCCTGCTATGTTGAAAACTTTTCTTTCCGAAAGGCTTCCTTTTTGCTAAATCCTTTAGTAAGTTTACCCTCCATTATTAATTTTTTAAAGCACGATTAAAACTGCGAGAACTATGAGAATTTGCTCTTTATGCCCTCTGAAAGCCGATTGCAAGTATGCTTCCGCTAATGTTTTCCCATCCGTGAAGGCTTTTTGTTGCCAGCGGTATCGGGAGATTCAGAAAGTTTCCGGGTCAATGCCTCAAAATTTTCTTCCATCCTTCGAAGTAGTGCCGTCTGCCCTTGTAGAATCAGATCCGTCAACATTTGCATACTTTCAGGCAGTAGGGCTAAACTAGTCTCTACCTTATGGATCAGCTCCGATTTTTCCCTGACGGTTGCTTCAAGTAGTGTAATGTACTTATCCTTTAAATCCACTCCTTCGGGGGTGGATTCTTTATTAAGTATCACCCCTTCTTTTTGATGTTTCGCGTAGGCTTCGCGTATTTTACGCACCACTTCGGGACCTGGAAGGCTGGGCTTTTCCTCCTTTAAATAGTTTTGGATAGAACGGGTGGAAACTCCGATAGCCTGCTCTAACTCTTTACCCGTATAGGTTTGGTAAAGCTCTTTTAATTGCTCTTTGTATGCTGTTGGTTGTGTCATTTCGCGTAGAAATACTCGATTTTAGAAATACCTAAAAAATACTTCGCGAAATATTTGGAAAACTTCGCGAATCCTTCGTATCTTAGTTCTCACAATCGTACACACGAATATAGTTAAACATGAAACTATCTACAACCGCAATAGCTCGAATAGGCGATACAGAAACCAGGGAGGCTAAAGCCATCAGGACAAAAATTGCTCTGGCGCTCAACTGCACAGAACGTTGGGTTTTAAAATGTATTCAAGAGAATAAGGATAATGGACCGCTTACTAAAATGGCGGCTATTGAAGTAATCCGTCAAGATACAGATCTAAGCGACTCAGAGATATTGGTAGCCGAGGCGGCCGCAGCATAAAGGTAATACCCTCATTGCTTAAAATTTTATAAACAACTCAGCAATAAAACGTTAAACCGTGGACGCAGACATCCAAAGACTAGAGAGAAAGATTGACCGACTGGCTAAGCAGTTGGAGCAGAACAAAAAGCCTTTTTGGGTGAAGGCTTCCGTTATCACCTCCCTGACCGGGTGGGATAAAACCAAGATGTACCAAGCCAGGGAGAACGGTTACATCCGCTTTGAAAAAAGAGAGAAGGGCGAGGGGGCGTACGAATGGTTTTACGATCTGAATTCCATTCACGAAAAATTTATCAAGCATTGAACCTAATAAGCGCCTAACAACATAAATAAGGCCGTTGGGTCTGCCTCGTAAACTTTCCCAACGGCCTCAAAAAAATCTTAAATACAATAAGATGGCACCAAAATTAAACCACAAAACTGACACCACCAAACCTCCACCGAACATGGACCTACTCACTAAAATGGCTCAACAGGCCTACGCTGAGCCTGCCCCCCTCATAGATGAAGAAGAACAGCTTCGCAAGCTCTGGGAAGATATGGTTCGACGCCTGGACCGCTCCCAACTTAGGGTAGCCTCCATTAACTACAGGGTCTGGTGTGCCCGCCAACGCGAACGTAAAAATCAAACCGCTTAACCCCCCAAAACCATAGGTATGAAAATTCAAACAACCGTAAAAGTATATGATGTGGTAGAACTGGATATTCAGCTTCCTTACTACTGCCAAAATGATGATAGTTTCTTTTGTGTTGAATCAGAAGAAGAAGTTACTGATGTATGCTTGACTACCCACGGTTATACCCGTATTTCCAAGTGTTCTTTGGTAGAAAGAACCAAAGAAGAGATCACTAAGGCCACTGCCATTACAAGGGGAGAATTTGAGGCGGCTAAACAAAAGGCCTTAGCCATCTTGTTTCCTGAACAAGCCGAAAACCCTGTAGTAGATAGGGAAGAAGACCCCAACATCTACCATGAGACTATAACCGAAGAGCGTCTGTTTGATGAACCATTTGCTAACGAACTGTACGAAAGAGAGGAGGGCTTGTCATGAAAACCCTCAACCGCTTTTTGCACTTCGAATTAAGCCCCCGCCAACTGATGGTTGTGACCGCAGCCTATTTCGTGGTCATGCTTTTACTCTACGGCTTTTGTATGTTCTGGGTATTAAAGCAAATCCTAACCCAACCCGAAGAAACCGTAAAAGTGGTAGGCCCGGTGCTGGTGGGTGCATATATCCATCGAAGATTTAAAGCCCTTTTAAAACCTAAAAGTAAATAAGCTATGAACATACCCGCCATATCCTATATGAACTGTGTACGGCAATTCGCCCTGGCTAACGGATACAAATTCTTTACCTACCGTGAAATGCGTAAAGCAATATCGGCCTATGAAATCTTTGGAGCCCTGAGAAACTAAGACCTAACCTAAGCACCCATTGTTAAACGACTAAATCACCTTGTTATGAAAATGCTTCTGCTTTCGTGTACCCTTATCATTCTGCTTACGAGTAGCTGCCAAACAAGCCGCTGCTATCCATCCAAGAGATCAAAAGATTACGCCGTTTCGGACATTAAAACACTCTATCAGGTCACCTATACCTACACGTGGGGTGCTAGGCGTATGCAAAAAACCGTATTGCTTAAGTGCCTGCCACCGGAGCTTTCAGGGTATGTAAACCAAAAGGAGGTGAAATGATATGGGTCATCTACTTTTTAATCATAGCCGCCTTTCTGCCGAAGATGGAAACCAGGCCCTCAGTGAAACGGAAAGAAAAGCCCATGCGCTACTTCAAAAAGCCAACCCAGATACCTTATGGGGAACGGCAATCGAGCAAGTGCTGGCTACAGGATCACCTGGAATATTTAGAAAACTAATCCGAGAGCTGAAAAGCCAGATGAAGGACGATGAAGAGGTAATGACGTGGATTATTGGCAGGGAAGCGGTTAGTCTTTTAAACGAATTATAAACGCTCTTTCTCATAATCAGTATGGTTTTGTTTTAGCGGGGCTCTGTTCCCAGGGCCCTTTTTAAACCACTGATAAAACGGAATTATTGGAAAACCAGGCCACCATCCTTAACCCCACATGGAAATTATTTGAAACGTTCTTTTACATAAGAACCTTACTAAAAGAGCATCCAAGTTAAGGCTTGGGTTTAGTAACGGGGCTTGTCTTTACTAGCCCCCATCGGTTTAATTCATAGAAATATGGACGGCCCTTGTCCCTCTACTTGGGCCTCTTTTTTAAAACAACTAATGAACTCTAAAATAAACACGCTATGAAAACTTTGGACCCTACAGAACACCTGGATATAGAAGTAATCGAAAGTGGCTTTGAAGACATCGGCTTTGATGAGTGGAATGATACACCCTCGGAGGCAGAAGGAGAGGAATAAGGAAGCCAGCAGTAGTACTACTATTGAGCGTCTGTTGTGTCACTCCCTTCAAGGTTCAGAACCTTATTGAGCAAAACAAAAAACAGTCTTTATGAAAGATTTAGATGAGAATAGCCGAATGTTTGAAGAGGCATTTGGCCTTATAAGCGGGTACTACCTATGGGATTTGCATAGGATTTCAGTCCTATGCGGCTCTAAGTGGGATTACGACAAGCCTGAAACAATGGAAATTATTGTTACGCAGGATAACGCAGCATATATCTATGGCCTTTGTAAAGAAATCAGGTCTGGATACAGTGTTGGCCTAAGTCCTTCTGGAATGAAAAAAGTAAAAGAAGCGAGGGCTAAGGCGCATAAATTTTTATACGAAGAAGCCAACGACCCGAATACTTCTATAGAAAGGAAAATTGAATTAGTGAAGCTCACAAGCAAAAATGCTCAATAGCGAGAACTCTTAACCAAAAAAATAAAACAGCTATGAACCAATTACAAGAAATCGCCCACATCGTAAACACCTTAGTGGGGGAGGAATACCTCTACTTCGACACCGAATTACAGGTCAAGAAAAGCCCCCATGACGAACACACCCTTTTTATGTGGGCCGTGTGCGCCAGGGGAAAGGGAGTGGTGTACCTCATGGATAGTAACCAAACCTGGCACCAGGTCCACGAACACCACCACTTAGTGATCGCTTCCCTCTATCAACGAATGAAGCTGTTGGAAAAACGCTACTCTAAACATTTAAAAACCGCTTAAGTATATGGAACTACAAATAGCATCGAGAGAAAAAGTAAAAATAAGAATGAGCATATCTGCCCCTACGGGATTTGGCAAAACATTCAGTGCCCTGCTCATTGCCCACGGCATGACAGATGATTGGTCTAAGATAGCGGTCATTGATACGGAAAACAGGTCGGCTTCTTTATATGCCCATTTAGGAACCTATTACACCATTCCCATTGAACCGCCTTTTACGACTGAAAAATATATCCAGGCGATTGAACTGTGTGAAAAGTCCGGAATTGAGGTGATCATTATTGATTCCGTTACCCACGTTTGGAAGGGACAGGGGGGGCTTTTGGAATATCAAAATTCCCTGGGCGGTAAATACCAGGATTGGGCCAAAACCACGCCTCTTTATCAAAAATGGCTTAACAAGATCCTGCATTCTTCCTGCCATGTCATTACCACCATGCGGAAAAAACAGGCCTATGCCGTGGTACAGGAAGGCGGCAAAACCAAAGTAGAAAAAAAGGGGCTAGAAGATGAAATCAGGGATGGCTACGATTACGAAATGACCGTCGCCTTTGAAATCATTACCGATACGCATTTGGCTAAAACGTCCAAAGATAGAACCCGGCTTTTTGATGGTAAGCCGGAGTTTGTTCCAGACCAGGAAACCGGCAGACAAATTAAACAGTGGTGTGAATTAGGCATATACGGCGAAGCGGCCCAAAAAGCCTTTAAGGAGGCTAAAGAAAAGGCCTTTAGGGAGGTCTTGGAGAGCAGCATTAAACAAATTAAAAAGGCCAAAACGGTTGAAAATCTAAGTGAAATAAAAGCCTACCAACCCAAAGAGGTCATCGTTCACCCTGAGTTTAAGGCCGCTGCAATGGAGGTCTACAACAAATTAAACCAACCTGTAAACAATTAATCATGCAAACACTGGCACTCACCCAACGGTCAATGTACCAAATTAAACAGGACCATGTTATCCTCATGCAAATCATTGAAGATAATGAAGGCGAAATAACACCTGAAATTGAACAGGCACTTACCCTTACAGCAGAGGATTTCCAGGAAAAGGCTTTGAGTTATGGATTGGTCGTTAAGCACTTTGACGATCAGGCAGAAATCATTGAAAAAGAAATCGAGCGCCTTTCCAAGATTCTCACCCAGGCTAAGAAAAGAAAGGAACTATTTAAGCAAACCCTTTCCGATGCCATGCAACAATTTGGTGTGGAAAAGATCGAAACCCCCACACTGAAATTATCCTTTAGAAAATCGGAATCCATTGAACTCACAGACGAAAGCAAAGTGCCTTTTGCTTATGTGGAGGAAAAGGTAGTAAAGACCATTTCCAAGACCAAGATCAAAGAAGATATAAAACAGGGTCTTCAGGTACCGGGAGCGCAGTTAGTCACCAAACAAAACCTTCAAATCAAATGATAATCATAGGAGCAACCCTCGAAAGCTATCGTTCGCTAAAGGACCGTACCCTCAAAGTAGTCTTTGAAACCATAGAGCCAACCCCTGAACAGTTTTTGGGCATTGGCACCTCAGCGCAGCAATTCGGCTACCTGGCCTTTAAGACCTCACAGCTAAAAGAGGCGGAAAAGAAAGCCATCTCGGAAGCAGAGGACTTGGAGGAAGACCAAAATAAAACACCAAGCAAGAGGCTTAGAAGTGTGCTGTACGTGGCCTTCTCCAACGATTCAAAAGGATATCAAAATTTTGATTCTTACTACCGGGGCCGGATGGAAGAATTTATAAACCTGGTTAAACAGGAATTACCGTAACCCCTAATCCAGTTTGTTTAACGAAAAAAATAAAGCAGCATGACAAAGCAAGAAGCTATAAAAGTAATGGAACAGGGCAAAAAGGTAGCCCATAGATTCTTTGAGCCTTACGAGTGGATTACTATGCTGGCAGGAAAAATAGTTACAGAGGAAGGGTATTGTGTATCGGCTAATCAATTCTGGAGCTACAGACAGGATAAGTTTTGGGAAGAAGATTGGTCAATTGTTGAATAGCGATCAGGACGTACAAGTGTGCGACGCAAGTAAAGCCCAATAGATATTCCAAAGCTCAGTACCCAAAAAACTAAACCAAAAAATAAAATCTTATGGAACGTCTCTTTCACTCCCAACAACTCCTGGAAGCCTTTACCCTGGCTCTCTCTATTGCAGGGAGGCAAGGCACCTTAGTCTCGGTAAACCTCCATAGGGCGGAATTGGAAATCGAAGTCACCACCCAAAGTGAGCACTACTCCTTTAAGTTATTGGGAAAGGAAGAATACCAGGTAAGGAACGAAAGTGAACTTAGAATCCTTCGGGAGTTAAAACAGGAGTTGGAGGCTTCCCTAATAGTAGTAGCCTAAATCCCAACCTATTGAAAACTTGTCAGACCGGCAACGGTCATTTTTTACGCCCAATCAATTTTTGTTAAACAATCCGAAAGGAAAATATAAGAGGTTCAAAAATTCAATGTATAACGGCTTTACCATAGAAGAAGTAGAGGAACTGATCCGCATGGATATAATGTCCATCAGTGAATACCAGTGTCTTTTCGGGATGCCGTTTTCAACCGTTGCCTGGACAAGAAGAAGGCTAGGGGTGAAGAAACTGGAACTGGAATACTGGACAGAGGTACAGGTAAAATGGTTGCGCCGTCTTTATCCCCACGTAGGAGACCTGGAAATAGCCCAAATTTTCAATGAAGCCTACCCGAAAAGGAAAGGCTGGACACTGAAACACATCGAAAAGAAGCGGTTGTATTTGGGCTTAAAACGCACCCCTGAACAGCTAAGAAGGATCAAGCAGCGAAACAAACTTTTTGGCTGCTGGATGGTAGGCAGTAAAAACACCTGGCAAACCAGAGGGGAGGCAAGGGTAGGAGAAGTCAGGATATGGAAGGGCCGGGAATACATCAAAACCAAACAGGGCTTTGAAATCTTAGCCCGAAGGGTATGGATGGATCATTACGGGGCTATTCCCAAAGACTACAACGTGGTCATAAAGGACAGGACAAAGAGCGCCGGGGATATTACCAACCTGGAATGTATCTCCAACTGCCAACTGGCACAAAGGAACTCCTTTCACCGCTACCCATTGGAACTAAAACGGCTAATCAAATTAAACAACCGGTTAAAAAATATCATTTATGAGCATCAAAACAATTCGTGAAACCTTAGAAAAAATGAAGGGGAGAACCTTTGCTTATTCCAATAAGCAGTATTTGGTAAAGGATTATGTGATTAACCAGCAAAAGAATAGGATAAGCCTCACCACTGATAAACGGACGTTTGAAAAAGACCTGGAATCCGCCCTTGAATTTTTATCCTATTTCAGGGAAGTGGAGGAGATGCCCGAAGATCTTGCCCCGGCTATAGCTGACCGATTGCCGGTAACGTTTAAAAGCGAAGAGATAACCCTTGTGGATTCCCTGACAAAAGTATTGATGGACAATATTACCAAAGTGCAGGATGATCCGAAGTACATCCCACAGGCCACCTCAATAAACAACAATGTAAACTCCATCATTAACCTGACCAAGCTAAAGCTGGACGTTTATAAACAGTTTAAAACAAAAACAGCCTAAGCCGTATGAGTAAGAACTGCCCTTCCTGGTGTCCGTTTGTGGAAAGAAATTATTGCAGAAACCATCCTGAAGGCTCTTTAAAAAAGCCAAAGCCCATAGCGCCACGCAGTAAAAAGATGGAACAGGTCATGAAAAAGGAGTATCGGCCACAGGTAAAGGAAATGGTAGAAGCGGGAACCCGGTGCGCTATTAAAAGCCCGGTCTGTACCGGAGTAGCGCAGGGCTTTCACCACCTCGAAGGCAGGGAAGGAAAGAACCTGGTGGGTAAAAAGAAAGTTCCCTGCTGCAACCTATGCAATCAGTTTATCGAGCAGAACGATGCTTATGCCAGGGCCAACGGATGGAAGCTATCCAAGCACGCTAATTATAAACGGGAAAAATAAAAGCTATGACCCTCAATCTGACAGAGCCGGTAAAATACTACTACGCCTTTGGGTATTACTACAGGGTAACGCCCGATGAACTCATAGAGTTTAATGAAAGCTACTGTTTAGTGATTCCTGAAACTGTAAAGGAGAATGAAAGAAGAAGGGTATGGTTAGCGTCTTTACAGCCTATTAATTATTCTTTGGGGGAGGAGGTGAAACAAAAATTAGTCGATAGGATTATGAACCCAGCTAAGGAACTCTGTTCAGAACCTGTTGCGTCGCACTCGTTGGCTGAAACAAGTCTACTCGACAAATAAACCACCATATATGAATTTAGCAAGCGTACAAAAAATACTGGACATTACTCCCATCGAAGGGGCGGATGCCATCGAAACAGCCCATGTTTTAGGATGGCAGGTTGTTATCAAAAAAGGAGAATATAGGATTGGCGACCTGTGTACCATCGAAATAAAAAACAACCCAAAATAACAAATATGCCAACTAAAGGTATTTGCAGTAATTGCCTGAAAGAAACATCAAGAAATGATGCAGAGTTATGCAGGGACTGTTACTCCATAAAACGGTTCGGGAAAATAAGAGTTCCATTAGAAGAACAACATGAAAAGAGAAGGAAATATAAAGCCGAATACTTTCAAAAGAATAAAGATGCAATTCTTGAGAGAAGAAAGCATAAGCCTAAAATTGATAAGAGGACACAAAGAGGGTACTTTTTTAAATATAAATACGGTATCTCCTTAGAAGATTTTGACCTAATGCTTCAAAAGCAGAACTACAAATGTAAAATATGCGGCAAGCCTCATGTAGAAGATGATAAAGAGAACAGGCTTTATGTTGATCACTGCCATAAGACCGGGGAAATAAGACACTTGCTTTGTAGAAGATGTAATACTGGTTTGGGTTTGTTTGAAGATAATATTCAACTTTTTAAAAACTGTATAAATTATTTACACAATGAGTAAGTTGGCCACTGCCGAAAAAATTCTATGGATTAGAGACATTCCCAATGCTGATAATATACAGGTATGTGGCGTTTTAGGATGGGAAATAGTGATAAAGAAAAATGAATATGCCGTTGGTGATATAGTGTGCTATATCCAGATTGACACGGTTGTTCCTGAAACAGAACAGTTCGATTTTCTAAGGGAACGCAAGTACCGGGTTAGAACCATTAAACTACGTAAGCAAATCTCGCAAGGTTTGATTGTACCCCTGCCTAAAGGAGAGTGGAAGGAAGGCGACGATGTCACGGAGGTTATAGGTGTAAAGAAATACGAAAAGCCGGATAATAACCCCGAACGATTTGAAAAGCCCCGGATGCCGAAGGTGTGGTATAAAAAATGGTTCTACATTTTTAAATACAATTTCCTCTATAAGCTATTTCCTGGCTTAAAAAGGAAGTCTCGCAGCCCCTTTCCTACGCATTTGGTGAGCATTACCGATGAAGAAAGGATACAGAATATACCACACGTATTAAGAACACACGCAGGGAAGGAATTTGTAGTAAGCTATAAGTTAGACGGTTCCAGTATCACCATTATTCACAGTAAGGTATTAGGGAAATCCAAATTCAGGATATGCAGCCGCCGCTTTGAACTGCACGACAAAAAGAACGATTGGTATAGGGTTTTTCGGGACACGGACTTTAAGTATGAAATCTTAAAACTTGTTCGGCACTTTCAAACCAATGATATAATCGTTCAGGGGGAAGCTATTGGCAAGTTTAACGGCAACCACCACAACTTAGAAAGGGAGCAAATAAGGTTGTTTAACATCTACGTCAATGGAAAGCGCCTGAACCAAAAAGACTTTTTGGAAGTGTGCCTTAAAATGAACATTCCCCATTGCCCTAAATATGATGTGCTTCTCTTGCCTTCAACGTTGGAAGAAATCTTAAAAGAGGCTGAAATAAAGGATTTACTGAACCCTAACGCCCATGCCGAAGGATTAGTGTGGCGGTGCGTGGAAGACAACCTGAGTTTTAAAGTGATCAACAACAATTACTTACTGAGTGAAAAATAAACCCACCTAAGAAAAGGAAAATAAAAGCAAATAACGAACTATGAAAAAAGGTATCAAATATTGCAAAAAAAAGTGGCTGGAATCCTTGCTGAAACAGCGTTTTGTTCGTACCTTGTACATAACCACGAACACGATACAAAATGCTGTATTCCACAAGCAATTTAGATTTATTTATATTAGAGCCGCCGGAGGGTCTAAACGTCAGCATTGGTGTTCGTGGTTGTTCATCATGTTTGATGCCTCCGGTTTTGCTTTTCTACACACTCCAAAAACAACCACATTATGACCGCACAAATTTTACACCTCATCAAAGGGGGTAATCAAACCATTGAAATCTTCCTAAACGATAAAGACGAAATCTATTTCGGCGAAGTCGGCGATATAAACGAAAATCCCTGCCTGTTCTGTACTACCATTTCCCTGGATGAATGGAAGGATATTAAAAGGTTTATTGACAAGCAATTCAAATCTATCTAACCCCTATGGCAATGGCAGCAGAAAAACCAAAACTCTACCCTGTGAACGATAACGAAGGTGCTTTAGTAAAGGACATCCAGGAAAACTATTCTACCGGCTATATATCCCTGTTTCGATCAATTCGTGAACATTGGATTTGGGAAGACCCAAGAAAGTTTCAGTGGTGGGTTGATATTCTTATGGAATGCAACCATGCAGATAAGAAAGTATCCATTGGTTTTGAGCTATTAGATTGTAAAAGAGGCCAAACCTTACACAGTCTTTTGGAGTGGTCGAAGCGGTGGCGGGTGGACATCAGTACAGTCAGGCGTTTTTTAAAACTTCTACAATCGGACGCCATGATCGTAACAGAACCGTTAGCAAAAACGACACGGATAACTGTTTGTAATTATGATAGTTACCAGCAAAAGAGACACGATAAAGACACGCTGGACACACGCCAAGCAAACGCTGAGCAAACGCAAGACAACACAAACAATAATGCTAATAATTATAATAATGATAATAAGGATATAGAACCTATCGGTTCTGTGGAGGCTACCGCCTCCGGTAGTTTAACGGAAAAAGAGTTAAGGGATTCGTATAAAGCCATTGCCAACGATAAGGAGCAACTAAAAACTTTTATTCAAACCCAAAAGCCAAGTTTCGCTGAACCTTATGCAAAGTATTGGAACCTCTTTGCAGCAGAAAACAACTTCCCCAAAATCGTTACCCTAAATGACCACCGCAGAAAGAAGATAAAAACACGGATCAGAGAAGCCCCCTTTGACTTTGTGGCAATCATAGAAAAAGCCAGAGCCTCAAATTTCGACTTGACAAAGGGCTGGCTAACGTTTGACTGGCTATTGGAAAACGACACAAACTATGTAAAAGTGCTAGAGGGCAATTACGATCCAAAACAAAAAACTCAAACCCAAAAAGATGAGTACTTACAACAAAGACAAAAAGCAAAAGAACGCCTTGCCTCCCGACTCTAACCCGTTGGTATACGGGAAAGTGGAACCCCACGACACCAATTTGGAAATAGCGGTTTTAGGGGCCATTTTGCTGGAAAAAGGGGCGCTGGACCTGGTAAGTAAAAAACTATCGGCAGAGTGTTTTTACCTCGACGCCCACCAAAAGGTTTTCGCGGCTATGGTGGAACTGGCAAAACAAGCCAACCCCATAGACCTGTTTACCGTTTCAGCCCTTTTAAAGAGCAAAGGGCAACTTGAAGCGGTAGGTGGCGACTATTACCTGGTTACACTGACCAACGCTGTGGTTTCTTCGGCCCACATCGAATACCACGCCGATTTGATCCATGATAAATTTTTGCTGCGCGAACAGATACGCATATACGGGGAGGCGCTTTTACAGTGCTACCAGGAAGCGGCAAGCGGGTATACTTCCCTGGATGAAACCGCAGCCAAGATCATGGAACTGTCCATCCAGCACCAACGGGGCGAAGTAACACGCCTTGATGTAGAACTGCTTAAAACGGTGCAAACCATTGAAAAGCTAAGGCTAAGTGGCGAAGACACCACAGGGGTAACCAGCGGATTTAAGACGGTGGACAAGATCACTACCGGCTGGCAAGCCCCTGACCTGATCATACTGGCGGCCCGGCCAAGTGTAGGCAAGACCGCTTTTGCGCTGAACCTGGCCCGTAACGCTGCCTTAGATCCTCATAGGCCGGTGCCGGTGGCTTTCTTTTCCCTGGAAATGAGCAAACAGCAATTAACCCAACGCTTGCTGGCGGCAGAAAGTGAAATCTGGTTAGAGCGTATCCGTAAGGGTAAGATTGAGGAACACGACATGAAGCGGCTCTATATCAAAGGGATTCAACCCCTGGCGAATGCCCCCATTTTTATCGACGATACCGGCGGGTTGAATGTATTTGAACTACGCTCTAAGGTCAGACGGTTAAAGGCGCAGGAAAACATAGGGCTTGTCATTATCGACTATTTACAGTTAATGAACGGGGCCGGTGGCCGGGGGCAGAGCCGGGAAAACGAAGTCGCTGAAATTTCCAGAGGACTAAAGGCGCTGTGTAAGGAACTGGAGATTCCCATTATTGCCCTTTCCCAACTGAACCGGGAAGCTGACGGGGTGGTGCCTTCCTTAAAAATGCTTAGGGAATCGGGTTCCATCGAACAGGACGCCGATGTAGTAGCCTTCCTTACCCGTCCTTCCTATGAAAAGACAGACGATCAAATCGACGAAGCCTTAAAACACGCCGTAGACATTCACTTTCGCAAGAACCGGCAAGGGCCGTTGGAAGATGTGGCCTTGTACGCTGTTTTGGAGATTCAAAAGTTTATGGAAGAAGACTACTACAACCTTTATCAGCGAAGGCTCTCTTATAGCAATTTAACACCTTTAAAACCCACCGGCACCGACGATGAACAAGACCCCTTCTAAGCCCAAAGGAAAGATGGAAAACTCCATACCCAAACAAACCAAAACCCATCCCTGGAGAAAGCGCAACGATACCCTTAAAAACTATTCGATTAAAGCCCTTTTAAAGTTAAAAGCAGAAAAGCTATGACCCCCAAAGAAAAAGCCAAAGAGTTAGTTGAAAAAGTTTATCTGATGCAGGCGTCCGGAGAGTACGAACCATATACGTCTATCCCTTATCCGGTAGCCAAGCAAGGCGCCTTATTAGCCGTTGATGAAATCTTACTTAATTCAAGCACAATAGGAGTGATGTTGAGAAAGGATGGTGAATTAACAGAAGATAAGATTTGTCGTATCATAGACGATAGTGCTATTGCTTACTGGAATGAAGTAAAACAAGAAATCGAAAACTTATGACACAAGAGATAAAGATTCCCCCGATGATCGCCCAAATGGTGGCCCTCTGCTACAACAACTTAGAGGCGGCCCGTGAATATGCAAGAAGCATCGCCTCCGACCCGGACTGCCCCCGAAGGGTACAAGTGGACTTTTTGGACGTAGCGGCCTCCCTTTCAAGCCCTATTAACCGGATTGAAAAACGCATTCCCAAATCCAAGTGGCAGGACTTTTCCCTTCAGATAAAGCAGGCGGACGCCCTGATCTTAGATAACATCAAAGCCCACTTTTCTAGGATGACCCCCAAAGAACGGGAGCTGTTGGAACTGTGCGCCGAAGGCATCCGTAAAGGTGAAATATTAATTGAGAGCGTATGACCATCGAAATCTATTTAAACGGGAAACTAATCGGGGAGCGCCAGGTACCTGCCTACAATCTTCCCAACTGGAAAGAGGACACCTGGCAGCAGAACTGTGAGCGCCGGGAGCGGATCATTCAAAAGGAACTCGAATCAATCAAAGAAGAACTAAGGCCCTTACTTAAAAGCTACCTGTTCAAAGAATCGGTGCAACTAACGTTTGCTCTTTGTTTTGAATCGAAGATGAATAAAACGGGATTTGTAGCAAAGGAAAACCTTTTAAAAGCCAGCTAAAAATGAAACAAATAATTCAGGGGGTATGTCCTTCCAAAAGCAATATGTACCGGTTCAGTCCTAACGGTTCGATGTATAAAACTAAAGCCTTAACCGACTATGAAAAAGCCTTTTACCTACAGTGCAACCACTACCGGAATCTGAATATAACGGGCTTGTTTGAACTGTATCTGGATGTGTACTACCCGGCAAATAGGGCCGATTTGGATAATTCACTCAAAGTGACCCTGGATTGTTTGCAGCACGTAGGGGCGATCAAAAACGATCGGAACTGCATAAAAATCGTAGCGCAAAAGTTTGTGAGCCGGGATGAACCACGTATTGAGTTTGAGATACGTCCGGTGTAGGATTATGGCAGGAGTGCCCGAATTCGCTAATACGTGGCGGCAAATTTCGCCTCAAACCCAAAAATAGGGTTAGACCACACATTAGATTTAAAAACGCTTAAAAACGAAAAATATATGAAACTAACAACTACTCAATTAATCGGTATACTGGAACAAAAGCCAGTCTTAGCCAATGAAATGGAAATCAAAGAAGTATTCGCCCTGCTTGGCTTTAAGTTAAAAGAATACTACAAAGCGGCTTTAAGTGCTTCCCAATCTTACGAAGTGCATTATCGAAGAACGTATCTGGTAAAGGCGCAGGTGGATGATAGCCGGTGCTTGTCCTTGTCCAATGAGTATATAGACTTTGGCGAGGGTTGCCACGGTGTAAGTTATGGTGGGGTGGGTACAGTTAAGGAATTACTGCAAACGGTCATTTTGATTGCGCAGCAACTACGCAGTGATTACCGGGGCGTGGCCTATTTCAATGAAGAAGAAAGCGAATATACCGAAGCGGAATACCGGGAACTAATTGAAACGTTGAACGAAAAGCTGTTTGAAGACGCCTAATAGCCTTGTTACCTTATAAGAGCAAACAACGATGTAAAAACAAGTTAGTTATGACACAGGAAAAGAACATAAAAAATTATATACACCTGTATCCCAAAGTGCCTATTGCTATTTGTGAACCAGGCATTGAACCCGTTGGGCATTATTTAGAAGGCTACGATTGGAATTTAGAACAAGCTATAGCCGAAAGGGTTAAATACCCTATAGAATGGATAAAGCTCATCCTGCGCCCATTAAGTTCCATAACAGACGATGAGAGAATGGATTGGGAATTAATCGGGTTAAGCTATCCGAACGCCGATAAATATAAAACAGCCATAATGGAAGCCGAAGCAACCTTATTCCTTCTATCAAAGCACTTTGACGTTTTCGGCTTGATTGACGCTGGCCTTGCCCTTGATGCTACCTCTCTAAAACAAACTACGTTATGGCACAAAAGAAAATACAACCATTAATACCCACCATACAAGAAGGGAATAAACTGAAGGTATCAAAAGAACACCGGCAATTGGTTGAGGCTTTCATGGGCTATGCTGATGGCTATTTATCGGGATGGGTGACATGGAATGATGTTATGCCAGTAGCAGAAAAGATAGGCACGATGAACTGCATTGTTGAAATAACTACTTCCAAACAATGTCGAATCTTCACCACGAAGAACGCTGTTAAGCCATACTGGAATATAATTAACGGGCCTCTGATTGAGGCGGCGTGGCTGGCCGTCGTTGACTTCATTAAATGGGATAACCAAACTCAAAACAAATGAATAAAGAAGTAGTAGAACAGCAACAAGTCCAAGAGCTTTTACTTCCCCGCTATAAAGTCATAGCTGACTTTCCCGGCAACTGGAATGCGGTAGGAACAATCATTGAGTTTGGCAGTTCCGCCCCGCTCAAAGTTTACTGTGATGGAGGTGGGCATGAAGTTGATAAGTACCCGCATATTTTCCGAAAACTTGAATGGTGGGAAGAACGCACAGAGGAAGAAAGGCCCCCGTATGTAAAACATATACAGACGGGTCAGGTATTTAAGACACATCAAAGCCGGATGGGTTACGGGTTTATTAAAATAAACGAGAGAAACAGCAGAGACCATCTACCATCAAGGCAATTACTCCCTGCCACAGAAGCCGAATTTCTTAACCAGCAAAACTTAAACAATGGATAAGAAAACAACCCAACAGATACAAGAAGGAAATAAACTAATAGCCGACTTTGACGGGAAGAAATGGACGGATGATAAAAGCGAATTTATGCGTTCGGATGAAGATTTACTCTTCCCAGAAAGCCTTTATTATCATGTAAGCTGGGATTGGCTGATGCCCGTCTGCTATAAATGGGATAATCTAAATGAACTTTTAGGCAATCCAGAATACGAGCAAAGGTGTGATGAGTTAGACCGGGTGGCTTCCCTTTATGAAATCGAACCCTTGTGGACAGTATTGGTAGAAAATATTAAATGGTTTAACCAACAAACTCAAAACAATAATAATGAGAAAAATGTACGATAAATATGCTTCCCCTACACGTTAACCTCATCTTGACAAATCAAAATATCAATTACAATGATACCACAATTCCAGGGTGAAAACAGAAAAGATGCTATTATAAACCATTTGGGTTTGGATATAGAAGAGGAAGAAAAGTTTTTTGAGTTCATTGAACAAATGGGCTACACAATAGATGCTGAAGATGAAATTATTGAAGGTCTTTATGAAATGTTTGATAATAGATAAAACATCAATAACAATGAATACAGTAGAACAAATAAGAGCCTTAGCGGAATCTATTCTGTGTAAGCATTATACTGATGATGCAGAAAGGTGCCTTAAAGAAGGGCAGATAACAGGGTATGAGCCTATTCATCTTAACAAATCAAAATATCAACAAACCAAAAACAATGGACAATAACAATCATTTATCCCCACAACAAAGAGAATGGAACGCTCAATTAGATCGGTGGCTGAGACAGGCTGAAGAAAGGTTTAATAATATGGCTGGCGAGGTACCGCCATCACCAAAGTCTTCTAAGGCCGATGAACGACACCAGTATACTACTAATCCAGAAAAAAACACAGAGCATAAAAATCAATAATTATGGACAATAAAATAATCCAACAGTTAGCCGAAGAAATCCTGAAAAAACATTTAGGAGAGGACCATTTTATAGGTTTCCGAAATACCCAACAAAGAAGGGACGGAGGGATGCTTTTAAGCGATATTCTAATTTCCGCTATGATAGAGATGTTTGAGGCAGGAGCCTCTGATAAGGGTCTTGTTCTAAAAGACGGGTTAATTGAATACATCTATGATTTTGCATGGCACTATGGCCGCTTATTTCATTTGGGAAGCGCAGAAAAAATAAAACAAGCCATTCAGGAATATTTTCAACTGCCGGAGGAATGGTTAGAGGAAGCCCCGGCCTCTCAGCTAAAATGGGTCAATGCTGCTGAATCTCTGGACAGACTGCCGCTTGAAAAGTTTCTTCATATCCGGGATAATGTTGGCTGTAAAAGACTTGGCAACTTCTTTAAAGAAGATGGAGAGATTAAACTTTCCATTTGCGGAACTGAAATGTATCCTTCCTTTATAATTCCCCAAAAGGATTTATGGTCAATCGAATGGTTAGAAGAAGCGCCATCTCCGACCCCGCTGGCTGATTGGAGTGTGTTAGCTAAAATAGCACCTCCTGAAAAGTGGATAGAAATGTACCAGCATTATCAAGAGCTCTTGATAGCAGCAGATACCGCTGCTTTCTGGAAAGAACAGTTTGATATAGCTAATGCAGAAAGAAATGTATTAAAGCAAGAGGGGGCTCTTGTTCTTTCTAAAATCAATCAGTTCATAACTGGTTTGGAAGCAGAAGGCGAAAACCTTCCTAAGATGTGGACAAAGGATGTAGTAATGATACTTAAACGGTTGGTAGGTTTGGGCACTTTACCCTGTGAAGCCGCCCACCAACCATTTGTTAGCACTCCTATTGATACTAAAGAAGATGAGCATGGGAATATTACCAGCTACAACAATTCTAATCAATAAAATAAAACAGTTTATGACAAGACAAGAAGTTTTCGATTTGATTAACGGCGAAAGAGATTATCAGGATAGTCGTTGGAATGAGAATACCACTGCATCAAAAGGTATTCATTCCCCCGAAGAGTGGTTTATGTATATCGAAGATTACATAAACGAGGCAAAGCATATTTTATCCAGACAGAACGTCCAAACGGCTTACCCTAAAGCTATGCGTATAATGCGTAAGGTAGCTAGCATGGCCGTATGTGCAATGGAACAAATAGAAACTCCTGCAAGAAAAGCTCAATAACGATCAAAGCGTACCAGTGGGCAATCCTAATCAACCACAATAAAATAAAATTCAAAAAACGATTTTATATGAAAATAATCTTCGTTGGCCTACATCATAAGCCCGGCAAAGAGGCGCTATGTTCTTCTACAAAAACAGGAAAGTTGATTGATCGAATTATTGAAGAAGGCGGCTTCAAAAGCTGGCAGAAAACCAATTTATACCCTACCGAATACTTGCCCAAAAATGAGGAAGCCGACTGGCACGCTTGGCAATGGTGGGTCAGGCTCAAGCCTAATGAGGCTGATGTAATTGTCATGTTAGGTGCTGAAGTTCAAAAGGGTTTTAAAAATTCAGTACATCCTTTGGTATGGCCTAAAATTTTAAAAGTGGCCCACCCTGCCTCTAAGCGCAGTCACGAAGCTATGAACGCGTATGTCTCTGAGGTGGTAGAGAAGATTCGGGAGGTTGTCAGTAAAAAGTGTGTTGAAATCTAATCAATAAACTAATGGAACCCAAAGAAAAAGCCCTGAACCAAAAACCCTTTTTAACTTAAAAGACAAGAAATTATGAAGTATCTATTTATCGGAATTGGAAAACTGTTCACCCTATTCCTTTGGGCGCTTTGCCAATTTTTTATTCTTCTATGGCATTTCAACTTAAAGCACAACCAATCTGCAAAAGACTTTTATGAGGGTATAGATGTGAGTGATGCGGGGGAAGATGGATTAAGATGGGCCGTTATCTTTTTAGTGTTGTCTATTATCACGGCCATCTTTGGGTTTGGCGGTATTGCCCCCCACTTAGAAGGTATTTCTAAAGTGCTGTTCTTCATCTTCTTAATCCTATTTATACTAACCCTTCTTGCCGGTAGGAGCTCGGAAAACGTAGCTGAGTAGAATTATAAAACCTCTTAAACTAAAACAAGTAAGTATGAGTAAAAATGATTACGGCCTTCATTTAGATAAGATCAAAAAAAGAAAACTAAAGAAGGGAGAAACCGACTACCCGCAGTATGAGTTTAAAACCATTGAAGATATTTTCAATGCCCTCACACCTGAAAATATGAACCGCTTTTTCAAAGACTTTAAAACCGCAATGGCGGCATCCGTTCACCTACGGGAGTTAACCTATCTCATCGCCAAAGAAAAGGTCAAAAAGGAGGGAGTTGAACTTGAAATGAAACCACAGGACGCTATAAAGATGCCCTCCTTTACATGGATTGATGATTAGAACCCCGAACCCCCCAAGTGAGTGACACAACAGACGCTCAATAGTAGTACAAAAGCTGACAACCAAAAATCCTTTCCTACCCTCAGAAAAACACCTCTATTATTTTATTTTAAAACCTAAAACTAATTATTTAAACCTTATGAGCTTTACAGAACAGACACTGGGCCAGATCCTATCCTGCCAGACCCAAAACGACCCGGACAAGTGGAGAAAACCCGCCCTCTCGGAAGAAAAGAAAATCTTATCCGATGAGGACATCAGAAACTTCATCATCAAAGTAGAGGACTCCCTTCAGCTCCCGTTGGGCATCTTAAGCCAGCCGGGAAAGGGCACCATCAAGGGCCACCAGATACCAGCCGTTAAGCAGGCCGTAATCTACCACCTGACCCAAACCACCAAAGTCAGCCAAAAGACCTTAGCCCCGTTTTTTGCCTTAAACCAGCAAAACGTAGGCTATCATGTTCAGGAGGCTAAGAACCACATAGAAACCAATGATGAAATCTTTTCACAGTATTACTTAATCATTCAAGATATAGCGGTGTAATTTTGTAATCCATGAAAGTTGTTAAAATATTACAGGACACTATACGCAAAAATCCTGATGCCGGTCGTACTTCCTTTCGGGTTCCTATAAATCAAGAGGTGCGGTTTATCATTAAAGATAAATTGCCCTCCTACTTAATTGATGGTAAGAATGTTCATATTACCGATCAAATCTTTTCATCGGAAAGTGAAACTTATAAAGGTATTCTGATAGACCCTTCACTTTCAGAACAATTGTTAAAAGATGGGGCGCAAGTAGATTGGTCGCAAGACTTCCAAATCGTTCGCCACCTCATACCAGAGCCGGAATATTTATATGAATACGATAATCCGACAATTAAGTGCAACGGAGGCCATGAAGTACCCTTGAATGATATTATGGAAGATTGTGATGATAATGGTTGCTGGCTTACCTGTCCAGTATGTAGCGAAATAGACAGCTTTGAGGAATTTAGGTATGAAAAAATAAGCGAAGCCTTAGCCCCATAGAATTACCGAACCCTGAACGGAGCGTCGCCACCGATGCTCCATTTTTATTCTACAGCCGGTTACATAATCTTCTTACCCCCCTTAACACAATTCCAACATAATTCTAAGGGCGCAGTTATTTCCCTACCCCTGTTACTCTGACTACTTTAGTAGGACAAGCCACCAAAAAAACCACTTCCTACGAACAAACGAACGCCTTCTCATACAGCAAGCAATCGTAACGCCCAGTGTTTTTACACCGGGCATCCCCTTTTTAAACCTAACGTATGCTGGTACTAGACGCCCCCATAGCCCCCAAAGACTACGCCCTGATAGGCAAGCTCCACGCCCGTAATAATCCGGATGAAGCGAGGCAACTCATTGAGGGCTACCGGCAGGAGCAGTCCAGGTCCTTAGACACCGACCTTCACAACCTAAACTTTTACTTTTTGAGCTATTGCAAGCTAAAAGGGTACCTCGCCACCGACTACTTAGGCGCCATCAAAAAACGGGAGAAGACCGAGGCAAGAAAGCTGTTCATCGCTTCGATGATTCGCATCTTCCACCCCCAGCTGTTCACCTATGATGTGAACCTAAAGTCCGGTCTATCAGAGTCCCTGTGCATCGTACTTCGGTTAGACTCCGGTGAGATGAGCAAGATCTTAGAGGAGGTCACCGCTTACTATAACCACAACTGGCAGGACTTTTCCCAAAGGGTCAACCAACTGTCCACCCGGCTGATCAGTTTAAAGGACGGCTACCCATGTACTTTATTTGAGGAGGAGGTAGCATAATGGCAGCAGAACAGGGAAATAAGTACGCCGAAACGATTACTAAAGAAGTGGCCTTAGAGTTGGCACAAAGGGCGCTAGCGGCTATAAATGACAATTGCTACTTCCTTTCCGAAGTGGCTGAAAAGTGCGAAACCTACCGCACCAAGTTCAATTACGTGCTGGAAAAGTTCAAGGAAGACGAAGAAGTTTTCGACGCGATAAAAAGGATGTATAACAAATGCGAGGCTATTGTGGTCAAAAAAACGGCTAAAGGTGACATCATACCCTCACTGGGGATCTTCATCTTAAAAGCCTACCACGACCTGATAGAGACCTCCAAAGTAAACCAGGAAGTAACCGGCAAGGATGGCAAGGACCTGTTCCGAAACCTATCGGAAGAAGATATTAACGATAGGATCCAAAAGCTCTTAAACAAATGACCATAAGTGATAAAAGGGAGCTTTTATACCTATTGGAGCAAAAGGCGAAGCTAAGGGCTAAAAAGGATTTGCTGGGGTTTGCCAAGTGGACTATGCCCACCTTTCAGCCCAATTGGTTCCATGAGAAATACTACGAAGTTCTTTCACAGTTTGCAGAGGGGAACATAAAAAAGCTGATGGTCTTTGTGCCACCGCAACACGGCAAATCGGAAGGGTCTACCCGTAGGCTGCCCGCTTACCTGTTAGGACACGACCCGGACAAGAAGATAGCAGTAGTGAGTTATTCGGCACCCAAAGCCCGAAAATTTAACCGGGAAATTCAACGGGTCATAGATACCCCCGAATACCGGGAAGTGTTCCCGAACACCCGCCTAAACGCTTCTAATGTCATTACAGTGGCAGGAAGCTGGCTTAGAAATTCAGACGAATGCGAGATCGTAGGCAGGCGCGGCGGATTTAAGACGGTGGGAGTATGCGGCCCGCTCACAGGGGAGCCGGTAGATGTATTGATTATGGACGACATCTACAAGGATGCCAAGACAGCCTGGAGCGAAACGGTCAGGGACAGCATCCAGGATTGGTATGGTACGGTAGCCGACACCCGCCTTCATAACGATAGCCAACAACTTATCGTCTTTACCCGTTGGCACGAAAACGACCTGGCTGGCTATTTACTCAGAAAGGAAGGGAGGATAGAAGAGGGCGGTGATTGGGCTGTATTTGTGTTCCCTGCCCTTAAGATTGGCCCTCCTAATCAGTATGACCCGAGAGAGGAAGGAACTCCCTTATGGCCGGAGCGCCACGGGCTGGAGAAGCTAATAAAGTCGCGGCAAAGGGATAGCCACATTTTCGAATCGCTGTACCAGCAGAATCCAAAGCCAAAAGAAGGGCTTTTGTATAAAGAGTACAAGCTATACAGAACCCTTCCCGTAGAGGCTGGGACGAAAAAGGCGGTCATTGATACCGCTGATACCGGCGAGGATTACCTGTGTTCTATCGTGTATAGCCCTACCCCCCACGGTTACTATCTTTTGGATGTGTACTATACCGCTCAGGGCATGGAAACCACCGAAGACGCTACGGCAAGGCAGTTGACCAAGTTTTTGGTAGATAGGGTAAAAGTGGAGTCCAATAACGGGGGCCGGGGCTTTGCCCGCAACGTGGAAAAGAAGTGCCGGGAGCTACACAACCGAAAAACCGCCTTTTCGTGGTTCCATCAGACCCACAATAAGGAGGTTCGGATATTCACAAAGGCCGCTGAAGTGCAGAATATGATCTACTACCCCGAAGGATGGGATTTGATGTGGCCGGAGTTCTATAGTGCCGTGACGGGGTATATGGCGACAGGAAAGAACAAGCACGACGACGCCCCCGATGCCCTGACCATGATCGTGGAAGAAGAAACAATATCTAAACAACCTAAAAAGAATCTTTCAAACATAGCCCCATAATGAAAACAGAACGCTTACAAGAGTTACTTACCTCGGATACCGATAAATTAAAGGACGCCTTCGACCAGGAGGTGGGCGAAAAACCGGAGCTGGACACCTACCAAAAGCAGTACGAAGTGTCCCTGCACGATGTCTTTGACCCCGTAAAGCGCAAGGATAAACCCATCAAAGACGAAAACGGCAGCATCGTGGACACCAAAAAAGTAGCCCGCATTGGTGTGCCCATGCAAAAGATCATCACCCAAACGGCGGCAGCTTTCCTGTGTGGCAACCCCATTAAACTGGTCGCCAACGCAGAAGAGGACACCGTGGAAAAAACACTCTTAGAGGGCATAGAAAAAGTATGGGATGACAACAAGCTGGATTATAAGAGTATGGACCTTTCGGAAAAGATGATGTCGGAAACCGAAGTTGCGGAACTGTGGTACACCGAAGAATTGGAAGACCCCGCAGAGTATTGGGGGGAGACCAAAATTAACGGCAAGTTCCGCCTTCGCATGAAAGTCCTTGCCCACTCGCTGGGGGATCAGATTAGGCCCATCTTCGACCCTACGGGCAATATGATCGCTTTTGGAAGAGGCTATACCTTAAAAAGCGAAGGAAAGACGGAACAACACTTTGACGTATATACCGACAAGTTCTTTTACCACGGTGTAAAGACCGACCAAGGCTGGCTAATCGACCCGCCCGTAGCCAACATGGTACAGAAGATCCCCGTGATCTACTACGCCCAGCCCACGCCGGAATGGGCCGACGTACAAACGGCTATCGACCGGCTGGAAACCGTCCTTTCGCGCCACGCCGACACCAACGACTATTCGGGCTCACCCATTTTGTTTACCTCCGGAGAGATCACCTCGCTACCGGAAAAAGAGCAGGACGGCAAGGCCATCCAGGCCGATGAGAAGGCCGACGCCAAGTTCCTCTCCTGGGACCACGCCCCCGAATCCATTAAAATGGAGATCGACAACCTCTTTAAAGTGATCTATGCCTGCACCTTTACCCCGGACATCTCCTTTGATGCCTTAAAAGGGATGGGGCAGACCTCCGGCTTTGCGATGGAGTGTATGTTCATGGGAGCGCACCTCAAAGCGGCCAAAAAAGCGGGCATCTTTGGTGAAGGGGTGCAGCGTAGGATCAACTACTTAAAAGCGGCGCTGTCCACCATTGACCTAACGCTCAAAAAAGGAATTAGCTTAAAGATCAAGCCGCAGTTTGAGTTTTTCCTGCCCAAAGACATGGAGGGGTTGGTGAACACGCTGACCACGGCGGTCAGCGGAGGCATCATGTCCAAAGACACGGGGGTGCGCCAGCTGGGTATTGCAGAAGACGTGCAGGCGGAGCTAGCGCAGATTGAACAGGAGGCTAATAGTGCCGGAGCCTTAAACGAGATCATGAATCAAAACCAACTCTAAATATGGGTAAGAAAGCTAAACTAAAAAAGATCAGAAAAATAGCCGCTCAAATGCCTCAAATCATGGTAGGCCATGTTCAGGGCGAGCGGGTAAGCGGGGCCGAACTCTTTAAGTCCGGTGTGGAAGAAGTGCAAGGCCGCCCAATTGATGCAGGTGCGACCTACAAACAAAAGCACGTAGTGGCAGTGACCCTGAACCATAATCGCAAAATGAAGCGGATGTACAATAAGCAGGGCGTAAAGGGGGTGAGCGCCTACATACAGGCGGTTAACCGTCACATGATGGCTCAAAAGTTGGCAGAGAAGACAAAGCAAAAAGAAGAGGCGGAAAAGTTGGAAGGAGTAATGAGCGATCAGGCACATGAAAATGATTATTGTGCAGAACCTGTTTTTAGTGTTGAAGGGGAAACGGATCAAAACCAACTCTAGGTGTTTGGATATAAAAAATATACCGTCTTTTTTGAAGTGTACGGCAAAAAGATGAAGACCGACGTGATGGCAGCCAGCGAACAAAAAGCAAAGGATATAGTAAAAGACAGTATAACAATCCACAAGGTAATGTCAGAGGACATGAACAGTAGTGATGTAGAACAGATATTTCAAAAACTAAAGGAAATTTTTAAATAAATGTTCACCTGTCTACTCTTATTTATAGTGGTGGGCCTTGTAAAAAGGAGGGTGTATGGATAAACTCTGTGCAGGCGTCATCGTAGGCTTTTTAATGGGGCTGTACCTGGCGAACCGCTTCTATCACAGTGAGGGAAAGCAAAGAATCAAGACCCGCTACTACGGTAAGGACTGGATTAGAGAGCGGGAGTTTATAGAGCAGATCGTTATTAACCAACGGGAAAGGAAAGGAGACAATAACTAAAACCAACTATATGGCAATAACAGCAATTTTATTTTTAATTCTCAGTATTTCACTTCACGAATTAGGTCACGCCTTTTTCATGCGTAAGCACAACATAGGCATAAAGGAAATCAGTTTGATAGGGATAAGTGGGTACAGGCTATTTACCTTCAGGCTTCCAAAATTATTTGGTGCTACTCCCATTACAGCCCGTATCATTCCGCTGGGTGCTTATGTAATGCCTACGGATTATGGTGCAAAAAAGGCAGAATTCCTGTCACTTTCCAAGTACGGTGAGATCATGGGGGCGGGTATTGCCCTGAACTTTCTATTTGGGACCATCCTTTTATTAGCCGCCGATATGTTTCGTGGACAGGTGAGCCAAGGATTGCTGATAGTCTGCCTTATTTCCGTGTTATTTGTCGTTTTTCTTAGGTACTCCTTTTACATCATTCCTGTACTTGGAATTTTAATTGTGTACATTCTTTTAAAGGGCCTGTTTACCGATCCTAAAGGATTTGTAACCAGCCAAGGCTCCATAGTTCAGGCGGGGGAATTCGTCGTTCAGCGTAGTATATCATGGATAAAAGTTCTGGAAACAGGCGGGTTATGCTCTATTGGATTGGGGTTATTTAACTGCCTGCCTTTTTCGCCTTTGGATGGCGGCAATATAGCTTCCAAGATTTTAGAAACCGTGTTTTACTCAAAGCGTAAGGCAGTAAGAAAATACTTTATGTTAATAACGATTGTACCGATTGCGCTACTGATTCTCTTGTCTATTGGCGGCGACGTGGTGAGGTTGTTTAAATACGTGTTTTAACCCTTGTGCAATGCCTAATGAAGCGCACGATACCACCCCACAAGAGCAGATCGAAGAAGTGCTAAAAAAGCTCTCCTATGAATCTCTAAAGCTATGGAATGAGCAACTACAAAAACAAAAAGACGAGAGCAACCCGCTGCGTAGTGGCATGGACGAAAAAACCGAAGGCATACCGTAAAACTTAATCCAAAATGTTTACCGATCGATTTATAACCCTTCCCATAAAAGTCTATAACACCAAGGTCAAGGAACTGACCGGGGAGGAAGGCGAACTGACCGACAGCTGGGAAAAGGTCAACCCCTTTGAAATTCAAACCTATAGGCCCGACGTGGACAGCGAGGCCTCGGTTATTGTCACGGTGAAAAACCGAGAGCCGTTTTCGGTGTATTTGTCGGTAAAGGATTTTGAGCATTTATTGAATACATTCCATGCCTGAAGACCTCTTTAAAGACTTTGAAGCCCGTAACCTGCGCATCATCGCCCGCAATGCCCAAAAGATTAGGGCCTTGTACCAGGGTGCGATCATTGAAATCTCCCTCGTAGGTGTGACCATTAAGCTAAAAGAAGGCGTTTTTAAGCTCTCCAAATACCCTGCGCTGCAAAAGGTAGTGGAACGGGAGCTAAAAAAACTACACACGGGTATTTATGCCACCCTTATCAACTCCATAAAAGAAAGCTGGGATCTTGCCAACCAAAAAAACAACCTCTTTGTAGACAGAAGGCTGGCGGGCAGGAAACCCACCCGTAAAGGACGGCAGATCTTGTACGACCCCAATAGGGGGGCTTTAGAGGCTTTTCTAAAAAGAAAGGAGCAGGGTTTAAATCTGTCGACACGGGTCTGGAATACGCTGGAACCTTTTAAAACCCAACTGGAAACAGGGCTTGCGGTGGGTATCTCGGAGGGCAAGAGCGCCGCTGCAATGGCAAGGGATTTAAAAGTTTTCCTTAACGAACCTGACCGCTTATTTCGCAGGGTACGGGACGCAAAAGGGGAACTCAAACTAAGTAAAGCCGCCAAAGAGTATAAACCGGGGCAGGGCGTGTATAGAAGTTCCTATAAAAACGCTTTGCGCCTCACCGCTTCAGAGACCAACATTTCCTACGCTATGAGTGACTGGCACCGATGGCAGCAGCTTCCCTTTGTTATCGGCATACGTATTAAAACCTCACACAACCATCCTGAATTTGATATTTGTGATACCCTTCAGGGCGACTATCCCAAATCGTTTGTCTGGAAACGGTGGCACCCGTTCTGCATCTGCTATCAAACGGCCATCCAAATGAGTGATGAGGAATACGAGCGGTACGAAGAAAAGATACTTTCGGGAGACCTCTTACCGGAGGTGAAGGGATTGGATAAAATGCCCGCTGAATTTACCAATTACGTCAAGGAAAATAAAAAGCGCATAGAGGGCTGGAGTAGTACCCCGTATTGGTATGCCGACAACAAACATTTACTAAAATGAGAAAGAATAAATTCAACAAGCCTTTTATAAAAAACGTAAAAAAGCAAGCAAATAAAATCAGAAAGAACAGGCAAAAGAAAGCTACTATCATGACATGGGAAGGCCCTATTGAATTTATATACACCTAATCTACCAAATCCACAAAGCACCATACCCCCGCCAGCAGTTCAAACTTCACAAAGCGTTTACGATTCTTACTCAAATCCATAAACGGCACCAAGACCGTCTGTTCCCCTGGTTTTTGATAAAGCGTGATATAAAATTTAGCCGCTTGCCCCAACTCCATAGCAAGCTGGTTTCCGTAATAATGAAGCATACCCTAAAGATAGCAAGCATAGTTGTTACATCTGTGTAGAAGTTGTATTAAGATCCCGTTGTAAGATTTCATCCCGAATTTTTGCAGCCCGTTCATAGTTCTCCTGCCTAATGGATTCCTGTAACCACCCTTTAAGAAGGTTAACGGGAAACTTACAGGGCGGGTAGTTGTCAAACCAACTGGCCGACATATTGATAGTAATGGTCGCTGTTCCGCTAAAATTCATGGCTCTAAACTACTTATTTAACACCTCATTTCTGATTTCATCAATCAGAACTTGCATTTCTCTTGTGGAATTCATTTTTACGATTTTTAGCAGCCCTTCTATGTGCCGCCAATGATCCAAGGTTAGAACCACTAATTCAGAAGAAAAAATACAGTCCTTATTGCCCGTATATCCTTCTACTTCTCTTTTGTCAATCGTAAGCATTTGGCTTAAATCTTCAGATAAAGTTCGAGACATTTTATCTCTTACCATTCTTTCTGCATCACCATTTAGTGTCTTTACTTCGATTTCCGGTAGTGCGTATTTAAGTTGTTTTATCATACCTCTAATGTAGTAAAATATTACTTTCTATTCAACTTCCCTCTAAGTTGCAATTACTGATTTTATCCTCCATTAACTCCCTTCTAATTTACACTTCAAATCAAAAAGTTCTTTTCAATTCTATGGTAGACAAAATCAAAGCACAACTAAAGGCGAAGCTACAGACTTTAGGTGTGAAGAACCTCTCACAGGCAAGGATAGACGCTATAGCGGATAAACTTAGCTCAAAGATTACAGAGGAATCCCAAATCGACGAAAAGCTGGACGAACTCAACGACATCATGCCCTTTGCGGACATCGCAAGAAATGATGACCGACTCAGGACTTTGGAAGCAAAGGACAAAAAGCCACAAGCCCAGCCCAAAAACGAGCCTACGGAAGACGACCCTATGAAGGTACTCCTAGCGCAGATGCAGCAGCTAACGGAAAAGGTTTCCTCCTTTGAAAAAGAGAAAACCCAATCTCACCTGCAAAAGAAACTTCAGGAAAAGATGGCCGAAAAGAAAATTCCGTCCATCCTCCTTAAAGGCCGCCAAGTGGAGAGCGAAGACCAGTTAGACCAGGTCTTATCAGAGATCGAAGCCGACCACACCGCCTACAAGCAGGAACTCGTCAACCAGGGATTTTCCCAAACCTCTGCTCCAGTGGGTGGGGTCAGTACGATTAAGTCGGAAAGCATTGATCAAGACATCAAAGCCTGGGCTGGAAAGGACAAAAAGTAAATCACCTAAAAAAAATAAGTAACAATGGGTTTAATTCCAGTAAAAACAACCGCCTCTAACGGCGTGGTGGTTTTTCAAAGGATCGATACTGTCCTTCAGGGCGGGGCGTCTTTGGATGCTACCGGCCTTACGGCAGGCGACACGCTGGCCGCTGGCACCGCCATCATCGTGGATGAAGCGACCCGCAAGGCGACCGTAGTGGACGCTGATACAGACACTCCCACCGGCCTGTTAGCCTCGGATGTCACAATTGCGGATGACGCCGAAGTGGTCGTAGTGTTGGAGGGTGTGGTCTACAAACGCCGCATCTCTCACGCCGCTTCCAAGACCTCGGCCATCATCGCCAAATTACCTCGAATCACATTTTCTAACTCATTCTAAACAGGACTATAAACAATGGCACAAATTAAATCTGTATTTGGTCCCTACGGCGATAAGCTGCAAACCATCGTGGATAACAGCCTGGACAAATTTGCTCCTGTTTGGTATCCCAAGTATTTCACCTTCGGCACCCCTCAGTTCAATCTTACCTATGTAAGTGTGCTGGGCGCTTCCAGAATTGAAGCCGCCGCCTCTATTATCGCCCGTGGCAGCGCAGCCCCGCTTCGCAGCAGGGCCACTTTAGACAAGCTCTCCGGGGAAATCCCAGCAATCGCCGAGAAGTTCAAGATGGACGAAAATGACTATCGCAACTTCTACGCCATCCAGCAACTGCCCTTGGACGAAGCCGCCAAAAAGCAACAACTGCTGGACCTTCTCTTTGGGGACGTGCAAAAGGCCGGTAACTCGGTGCATAAAAAACTGGATCAACTGGCCCTGCAAGCCGTTTCCACCGGTCAAATCACTATTGATGTCAACACGAACCCCGATGGTTACGTGTCCAGCGTAGCGGTTGACTTAGGGATGCCTTCCGGCAATAAATCTAACGCCGCCGTCAATTGGGCTACTTCTGCCACCGCTACCCCGATTACGGATATTCAAACCGTAGTGGAAGCCGCAGAAGCTGTAGGTCTTTCTTTCGCGGAAATTCTGATGTCCAGGGCCGTATGGCTGAAGTTCGCCGCCTGTAAGCAGGTGACCGATTCTTTAACCGCCTACAACCAGTTACAGAAAGGCGCTGCCGTAGCCACACTGCAAAGGGTCAACGACTATTTGCAGGCCATGCAACTGCCCCCCATCACGATTGTCAACGAGCAGGTGGGCGTGGAAAAAGACGGTGTGACCACCGCGACCAAGCCGTTCTCTCAGACCAATGCGGTCTTTGTTCCGGCTGGCCCGCTGGGTAAGATTCACAACGCACTTGCACAGGAGCAACTGACCCCCGTATCGAATGTTAGCTACGCTACGTTCAATCGGGCGCTGATCTCTAAATGGAGCCAAAATGAGCCGTTTGGCGAGTACACCAAGGCTGAATTCAACGCCTTCCCAGGCTTTGAAGCCATCAACCAGGTCTACTTACTGAGCACCACTTTGGCGTACTAATAAACTAGTTCTTTGATGACCAACAAAGAAGCCCTTTTAGCAGTCTTGCAGGATGTTACCGTACCTGATTTGACAGCAGATAAAGTCCTACTTGATGCTAATATAACAGGAACGGACATCTACGTATCAGGCAGTGCAAAGCAGATAGACCTATGCGCTATTGAACTCTTATATGGCTTGTACACAAGTCCTGATGTAGGTGAAGGCGGTTACTCCGTAAGTCACCCCGACTTCCTGCGCAAGATCGAAAAAA